TTGTGCGACACGATTGGAAACCAGCATCGAATCGTTTGCTGGTTCTTATGGTGCGGAAGTTGCAAATTGGTCTGCCGAATATTTGGGTATTCCATTTATGGATTGGCAGAATCACATTGCACACAATTTGTTAATTCACGATGACGCTGGTGAGTTATTGCATCGCCAAGGGTGCTTGTCGGTGGCTCGCCAAAATGGAAAATCAACCCTTGCATCAGCCATTCTTGGGTGGTGGGCAACAGATTTTGCTAAGCAGCGCGGTAAACCGCAAACAATAATTTCTTGCGCGCACAGGCTTGATCTTGCATATGAAATGTTTTTAAAACTTGCGCCAATTTTTGAATCAAAATTTTCGGGGATTGTGTCTTGGTCAATTGGCAGAAATCAAGTTGAACTTCCTGACGGTACGCGCTGGATCATTCGAGCCGCGACACCAACTGTTGGCCATGGAATGGCGGCCGTTGATCTTGTGTATGTGGATGAGTTGTGGGCTGTATCAAGTGACGCGGTTTCACTTGGTTTGATGCCAACCCAACGGACAGCAAAATCGCCGATGATGTTTATGACATCAACCGCAGGTGATGAATCCAGTATTGAATTTCTTAAATGGCGTGAACAGGGATTAAGAATTATTGACAGCAAAAAACGTGGCAAATTGTACTTTGCGGAATACTCGCCAAAAAATACTGTTGACCCAATGAGCGTTGAAGCGTGGCACGCGGCGAATCCTGCGATTGCTGGTGGCACTATTTCGTTGGATGTTCTTGAAGCCGAATCCGAGCAACCGAACCGCGCGGCCTTCATTCGAAGTTCGGTTAATCTTTGGCTGGCTAGTTCGCAGGGCTGGATTTCACCAGGGGTTTGGGATGCACTTATCACTACTGATCCGATGCCAAATGGTGGTGTGTTGGCTGTGGAAGTCAGCCAGGATGAATCAAGATATATCGGGCTACGTGGTGCGATGAATCCGCAAGGTAAATGCCAGGTCACTGTGGCGTTTGTGAAGGACACTTTGCAGGATTGCATTACAGCGATTGAAAACGAAATTAAAGATCAAACGACACGGCTACTTGTGACACCAACACTTGAATTGTCAATGCCAGCAAAGTTGATTAGTCGAATGCAGATTGTTGGCAACCGTGAACTGATTCGCTGGACAGGGCTAGCGCGCAATGCAATTATTGAAGGCAAAGTTGCTCATGATGGTTCAACATTGTTGGCACAGCATGTTCAGCGCGCTGTTGCAGTCAAAGTTCAGGGCGCTGTTACCTTGTCATCAATCCGATCACCAGGGCCGATTGAGTTAGCGCGCGCGCTGTGTTGGGTTGTGGCAATGGCTTCGAAACCTGTTACGACAAGAAAACCGATGGTGTTTGTTTCAAACCGCTAATCTGACATCGGGCAGGCGTTTGTGTTTCTCTTTCTCGGTCTTACGGAAGCGCCTGCCTTAATACACCATTGACTGTTGGCGTGATGGCATACTTTGAGCATGGGTATATTTGCCACGCCAAAAAATAAAGCAATTGCAGCCGCGACAGGTGGCAGCGCCACATCAGCAATGATTGGTGATTATTGGACATATTCGCAAGGTGAACTTTATTTGCGCGCAATGTCAGTGCCTGCATACGCTCGCGCTGTCGGTCTGATTAGCAGTGTTATTGGTTCAATGAAATTGCAAATGTATAACGAAGTTTTTGATGATCAAACAGGTTCAATGACCGAAAAATATATTGCGCCAAGATCATGGCTGCGAAGAATCAACCCTGCCACGACAAACAATTTCATGTTGTCCTGGACGGTTCAAGATTTGGTGACGTTTGGAAGATCGTTTTGGTTTATAAGTTCGCGCACAAACGATGGCTATCCAGCGTCATTCTCTCGATTACCAGCCGCAATGATTACAAGCACAGATCAAACACAAAACATTTGGTTTAGTAAAGCATCGAATTTATATTTTAACGGCGTACAAATACCAGTTGATGATGTTGTTCAATTCTTGTCGGGCAGTTTAGGTGTCGTTTACGCATCACAACGAACAATTGCAACCGCGATCAAACTTGATGAAGCAGTATTCAGAAACGCTTCATCAGCAATTCCGTCAGGCATTTTGCAGGTACAGCCAAACTCGGAATCCATGTCGGCAAGCGATTTGCAAGAACTGGCGGCCACTTTTAATGAAGCGCGCATGACACAAACCATCGCGGCGCTCTCACCTGAAGTTCACTACCAAGAATTGATGACATCGCCTGACAAAATGATGTTGGTTCAAAGTAGCGAATTTATGCAAATGCAGGTGTCCCGAATTGTGGGTGTGCCTGCATATTTGTTAAATCTTTCAGTGGGTTCATACGCCTACACGAACAGCGCTGAGGCCAGGCAGGACGTCTGGACCTTCGCGGCCAAAAATGTGGCCGAATGCATCAGCCAAACATTGAGCATGAATCAAGTGTTGCCAAACGGAACTTATGTGAAATTTGATATCTCGGATTTTGTTGATGGCGACATTATGCCTGAAAGATCAGACATGCCACGAAATGAACGAAGCGACAATGTAGGATCAGACTTATGATCAGATTTAGCCCCTTACACTTGATCACGGTTGATGCGGCTGCGGCCGATGGAATGCCGCGCCGATCAATCAGTGGTGTTGCTGTTGAATGGAATCAAGTCGCGGTTGTTTCATCAGGTGAAAAAGTTATGTTTCTTCCAGGTTCGTTGCCTGTTGACGGTCGAAACCCAAAACTGTATATGCAACATGATCCAAACCAAATCATTGGCCAAGTCACAGAGCGTGTTGATACAGGTGAAGCGCTTATGTTTACTGCCAAAGTATCTGCAACAGAACTTGGCAATACCGCGCTAACACTAATGAGCGATGGCACATTGTCGGAAGTCTCAGTTGGTGTCAATGTAGAAAAATTCAGTTTTGATAAGGCTGGCGTAATGGTTATTGAATCAGCAAGTTTTAACGAATTATCGGTAGTCAGTCAACCAGCATTCGCCACCAGCGTGATCACGGATGTCGCAGCGAGCATCCCACAAACAGAACCTAAAATCAGTAATAATGATCAACAAGTCACAGAAAAGGAATCACCAATGACAACAGAAATCACACCAGTAGTTGAAGCACAGGCAGCAGTAGAAAAACTGTGGGCACAACCAAAACGAGAATTTAAAATGCCAACACCGGCGGAATACATTTCTGCATTCTGTGTTGGTGGCGACAAATTTCAAGCAATGCGCGAAGGCATTCGAGCTGCAGCACCTGACGTTATTACAACAGACATTCCAGGTATTTTGCCATTGCCAATCGTGCAACCGACATACAACAATTTTCAAGGTCGCAGGCCTGTAGTTGATGCAATCGGCGCGCGTGCAATGCCACAAGGCGGCAAAGTATTTATCAGACCAAAAGTAACAACCCACACCAGCATTGCTGTTCAATCAGGCGAAAACGCTTCTTTGCAGGATGGAACTTATGTGGTGTCTGATGAGCAGGTCACAAAACAAACTTTCGGTGGGTTCGTGACATTGTCCGAACAATCAATTGACTTCAGTACACCTGAAGTGATCGGACTGTTATTGGATGACATGGCGCGGCTATATGCAAACGCCACTGACAACAACGCAGCAGACAGCCTTGCATCAGGTTCAACAGTTACACAAAACTTTACCGCAGCAAACGCAGGCGATCCAGCAACTTGGGCCGCATGGGTAGCAGGTGCAGCAACAACAATTTTGACTGGTTCAAATGGCAACTTACCAACTCACATGTTCGTTGCACCAGGAATTTGGCAAGATTTACTTGCATTAAGTGATTCATCAGATCGGCCGTTGTTCCCACAAATCGGGCCAATGAACGCATTTGGTAATCTTGCACCAGGTCAAGTAAACGGAAACGCATTCGGATTGCAAGTTGTGGTTGATCGAAACTTCCCAAGCCAAACATTAATTGTTGGTGACGCATCAGGATTTGAAATCTTTGAGCAGGCCAAAGGCGCAATCAGTATTGATGTTCCTTCGACATTGTCACGCACAATCGCATTCCGCGGATACTTTGCAACCTTAATGATTGACAACACAAAATTCGTTAAAGCAACATTTATATAAAAAGGCGGGCAGCCGCCAATGACAACATATACAGTTATTTCAAAACAACTGACGGATAATTACGCGGTTTTACAAACTTTAGAAAACGCATCGTTTGAAATTGGTCAAACAATAACTGTTGCAAGTGTTGGCGCGGATTTTAACGGCGCAGTAATTGTTTACGCATTACCGCAATATTATTATCAAGGCATTGACGGAAACGGATTTCCTTCGTTTGATCCGAACATCCCGATCAATAACCAGGTAATGTATGTTGCGGTTGGTGACGATGTCGAGCGCACACCAGCAACAGGCACAATCGAATTTGATCCTGTTTGCAACTGGATTGACGATCAAGACATTGCCGATTGGTTGGGAATTGAAGTCGCTACCGCAGGGGATGAAGCATTCCTAATTATCTGTGCAGCGGCCGCGAACGCATTTTGTAGTTTGCGCAGATTCGAAAACGGATATTTTGATTCATTAAGCGTTGCACCAACTAGCGCCGTAAAACTTGGAACAACGATGTATGGTGGCGCGCTGTACCGCCAACGCGGATCAGCAGGTCAAGATTTTGCCACATTTGATGGCATGTCACAAGGTTCAACAAACGGATTATCTGCAATCGTGAAACAGTTGTTGGGAATTAATCGCGCTGTGGTTGCCTGATGCCTGCCGCGTACTCAGATTTATTTAATACGGCACTGGATGACCTGACAGACTTCCTGCAAACAACAATGAATTTACAAGTAGTCAACGATCCACGAAACATCGTTCCGCCTTGTGCAATGATTTCGGCGTGTTCATTCGAAGCCTGGAACAGCCAGGTTGTTGACATGTCATTCCCTGTCAGCATTGTGACACTTGGGCCAGCCAACCTTGACGCAATGCGATCATTGTTAAACCTGTGTTCTTTGGTACTTGGCAAAAATGTTGCAGTAACTTCAGGCAGGCCAACGAGCCTTGAAATTGGTAATGCGGTTTATCCTTGTTATGAACTTATGATCAAACTGACATCCAAATCCACATGATTAGCGAATAAACCTGCTAAACCTGTATTAACGAAAGGCACACAAAATGGCAATTACTTATCAATCAACACCACAGTTCTTCGTGGATGGCGTTGACCTGTCCGCATGGGTTACAGCAGGCACAGCAAATCAGACATTTGAGCAGTTGGACAAAACAACTTATTCAATTGACTTCCGATCTTATGTGCCAGGCCTTGCATCAAATTCGGCAACAATTACTTTATTCTTGGATTATGCAGCGGCCGCGACTTATGCAACATTGCAACCGCTGGTTGGTACTCAAACAGATATCAAATATGTTCCAGCAGCAGGCGCGCTAAGCGCCACAAATCCTGCCTTTGAGTTAACAGGATGCCTGTTGGCTTCAATGCCTGTGCTAAATATGACGCTTGGCGAATTACAGTCAATTGATCTTGAGTTCGTTGGCGGCGAATTAACGATTGATGTAACACCATAAACAAACGGTCAGCGACCGAGAAAAGGAACACATGAAGATCGGGCTGGAAATTGATTTGAAGAATGGCGAACCGCCGCAAACTCTTTACACAAATATGTTTGTGATTACTGAATGGGAATCTTTAGAGAATCGCAAGATCAGTGATGGTCGCGGTATGGGTTTTGGTGACATGTGTTGTTGGTGTCACATTATTTTAAAACTTGCTGGCGCGAAACTTCCAGCGACTTGGAAACTATGGGTTAAAGAAAATCCCGAAATGACAATCGTTAGTGTCGAGGACAAAACAAACCCAAACCATATGGGCGGGGCACTTACCGAAGGCAACTAGCAGAAATGCTGGTTTCAGTAGGGTGGTGGCCGCCGCAGATTACCTTTGACCACAGAGACTTGGTGACAGTCATTAGTGTTATCAATACACGGAACAAAGGCAAAAAGTAAATATGGAAGCATCAGTCAAAATCTTTGGCATTCAACAAACGTTGAAGGATTTGAATGACTTTGACAAAACGTATCGCAAACAGGTAACTAAGGACATTAAAAAAGAAGGCGATGTCATTGTCGCTGACGCTCGAAGCGCTGTGCAAAAGTTTGAGAATTCGGCTGGCAACGGTGCGCCATTGTCTCGAATGTACAAGTACTCACTAATCAAAGGCAGATCAGTTTTTTGGGCTACTAGCGCGGTGCAAAAAGGCTTCATTACTAAAGTTGGCAAACGCGGAACAAAAGCCAAAACCGTAATGTTCAAAGATCGGTTTGATGCCGAAAACAATCCGCGCGAATCACATGTTGTTTCATACAAGGCGACACCCTATGAACTAATGTCAATGCAACAAAAAGATATTGCAGGCGCAATCTTTGATCATGCTGGCAAAAAAAAATCAACCAAGTTTACTGAGACACTTAACAAGGAAGAAGGGCCAGCGCCGCGCGTACTTGAAAAAGCGGTAATGAAGAACCGCGAAAATGTTGTTCAAGGCGTTGAAAAGATCATTGATAAAGTTATGCAAACACTAAACAAGAAATTGGTCGTTCAGCATGGCAATTAACATTCCAATAATTTCGTCACTTGACACAAAAGGATTCGACAAGGCACAAAAAGAATTTGCATCACTTGATGGCGCAGGCGCAAAAACTGGCTACGCGCTTAACAAGGCGTTAGTGCCAGCAGTTGCAATTGTTGGCGGTTTGGCAGCAGGTTTAGGTTTTGCGGCTAAGGCAGCGGCCGAAGATCAAAAGGCACAAGAATTGTTAGCCCAACAGTTACGCACTAGCGCGATGGCTACTGATGAAGCAATTGCCAGCAATGAAGAATTTATATCGGGGATGTCACGCGCGTTCGCGGTCGCTGATGACGATTTGAGACCTGCGATGGCGAGCCTGGTCAGGTCAACTGGATCGGTAGAAGTTGCACAATCTTTGATGACTACCGCGCTTGATATAGCGGCGGCTACTGGCAAGGATTTAGAAACAGTCACACTTGCACTTGGTAAAGCGGCGAATGGTCAAACCGCGGCGCTAACAAAACTTGATCCATCATTAAAAGGTGTCATTGATTCTTCATCAACATTGGATGACATTACAGGCGCGTTGGCGGTTTCGTTTGGTGGTGCGGCGACTGTTGCAGCGGAATCATTTGAAGGCCGTATGAAAGGCATGACAATTGCGCTTGATGAAACCAAAGAATCAATTGGCGCGGCATTACTGCCAGCGCTGGTGGGATTGCTGAACATTCTTAAACCTGTTGCAGATTGGGCACAACAAAACACAACTACATTTTTAATCTTTATTGGCGTGATCGGCACACTTGCAACAGCGGTTATTGCAGCCAACGTGGCAATGAAAATTTATCAAGCCACACTGGTTCTCACCAAGATTGCAACTGTCGCACTAAACGCAGTCACCAGCGCCAACCCTTATGTTCTTGTAGCAGCCGCAGTGATCGCGTTAACAGCGGCGATGGTTTACCTTGAAATAAAGTTTAAAGCAATGTCACGCGCGTTCGACATATTTGGAAACTCAATTATGGTTGTGACAGGGCCACTCGGCGTGCTTATTGGCATGATGCGAAAACTGGTTGATCTTAAAGATTCAATTGGCAATTTTGATATTGGTGGCATAAACATTCCAGGATTTGCGGATGGCGGAATTGTTACAGGCCCAACATTGGCGATGGTTGGCGAGAAAGGCCCTGAAGCAATAATTCCATTATCCCAATTAGGCAGCATGGGTGGTGGCGGTGTCACAGTAAATGTCACTGGCGGCTT